GATCGCAGCTCATCCTTACCCTCCAGCGTCAGCTTCCCCTTACCATTAGTCCGCACCTTCCTGCTCACGAACTGCTGCAATAGAATCTCGTCCGTTCCCACCGGCCCCAGATTCACCTTCGATTCCTCCACCATCCGCCCAAACTCGATCCACATCTCCGCAGCCCTATTCACGAACTGATCATCCCGAATGGCCCGCTCACCGAAGTTAACCCGCCGCACATCCCAACCCTCGGAGCGGAGGGCGTCACACATCACCACCCCCATGCCGCCCACATCCGCATAGATATCCGCCGCCTTCAGATTCCACTTCCTGAACTCCGCTATAAACCTACCCACACTAGCCATCGTGTCCTTATCCCTCCACCGCACCAGCCCCTTAACCGTATTGCCCTGGCGAATGACGAGGACGCTTTCATCCCCACCAGCCGAGAAGTCACAGCCCGCGGTCAATGGCTGACCCTCCGTATCCTCCTTAGGTGGGCCACTTACCACCCTCTGCCAATCGATCGTCTTCACCGCCGTCAAACTTCCATCGTCCTCCATGAACTCCGCGTAGATCATCGATCTCACCAGCGGATGACCCTCGCCCCATCTGGCGAACTGATCGTCAATCCACTCCTTCCGGATATGCGGACAATCAAACGCCGTCACCGTAAAGGTATTCCACTTCCCATCGTTCCGCCGGAATACATCGTAGAAATAGCCGGAGGAGCCACCGGGGCTACTCATCAACAAAGTCCGCGTTGGCTGGCACCGTTCCATCGACTGGAATATCCCGTCCGGTACCGCCTTCGCCTCATCCACAATATACATCAAATCATTGCTCGGACCCTGCACATGCCAGCCCTCCGCTTTCTCAGGATTGCTCGCGCTGAACCCTATGCACCTACTCACCAACTCCTGACCATCCACCTTCTTCGGGTACACATACCGGATCTCTCCATCCTTGATCGAGAATCCATTCTCCTCGCCACCCAATCCATTGATCATCTTACGCAGATGCGGCCACAGAGCATCAGCCACCTGCCGGTACACACCAGCCGTACATACCACCAAGCTCCCAGGCCAGCGGAGCATGTGCCAGACAACGGCTGACGCGGCTACCATGCTCGTCTTGCCAGAACCATTCGCGGCCTTCAACGCCACCTTGGAATGCTTCTCGTTCAACGCTCCCAGCACCTTCTCCTGCCACGGGTAGGTGTCGCGAAGCCCCAACATCATCTTAGGGAAGTTGGCCAAATGTTGTGCCTCCTCCAGGAGCTTACGCTGCTTCCATGCAGGGATATGCGAACCCATTCCTAGTGAAGGGGATTTCTTCCGTTTAATTTGCTTGACACTCATAAAATTGGGTTGGGTGGGGAGAGGGGGGTATAGGTATCACCCACCCCCCCTCCTGGGTGGTCCCCCGCCCCCGTCGTCCTATTACCATATCCGCCATCCGTATACCGCTATTCCTATTGCTTATCCTATTTGGATTGCCCACCGAATGCGCCAAGTAGATTGCCGCTAACCGATAACTCTTTGCCCCCTTTGCCGGTATGCTCTAACGATGCGCGGGCAACGTAGCCTCTGGTTCTTTCTAACAACCAAGCGGAACCTTGCCATCCGTTTCCACATTGGCGGACAACGGAGGACAACTCTAGTTCTCCATCAAGTCGGGCTTTCTCCAATTGATCTGCAAAGCTTGGATTGCGTTTCAGGAAGTCGTGCCAACGGCCAGCGTTCCCGCTTGGGAATCCGCACAGGATCGCCACACGCTCAAGGGGAATCCCGAGCTTGCATGCCTCAAGGGCTTTTTTTTGATCAGCCTCTGAAACGGGAATTCGTGGTCTTCCTGTCTTCCTCTTTACCCCCTCGGACATCTCATGTCCAACCCCTAAACCGATCGCCAGGTTAGCCCCTAAATTTTTTTTTGCCCCTACCTTCGCCATGCCTCCCAATAACTTTCTTTCTCTTTCTTGTATTCTGTCGTTGACTCTCGTTGACTTCCGTTGCACTCTATCTCCGCAATGAATGCAACCTCTACTTCAAATCTCCATCTCAACGAATCACTCGTCACTGCAGTGGCCGATAGCGTAGCAACTGCGCTCCCCGTCAATGTCCCCGTCTCATTCGCCAGCGTTGACGATGCAATCGCTTTCCTGCGCTCCCGTTTCGTTGACGTTGACTACGACACGTTCCCCAATCGAGTCACCATTTTTGGCGACGACCAACGAATCGAAGGCGACGAAGACGCGGGCCTTTGGGTTCTTAATCTCGTTTTCGCTCCCGCTCCCGCTCGTTTCGGTTACACCAACGCTATTTGATCCAATGAAACTACGAATCCCCCCCCGCTTCCAAGGCCCGCTTTGCGCCTTGGGCTTCCTCCTCCTTATGGCTCTTGTGGCCATCATCGAAAGTCTCGGAGGTTCCCTTTGAACGGCTACATCCTCCACGAGGACTCCTCCCGCGTGATCATCGCGACCGGGTTTTCCACCCCGTCCGACAATCGGAAGACCGGCGACATGATCCAGATCTGGATCCTAGTCAAAGCGGTTTCCCCCACAGAAGCGATACGTACCGGCTTGGATCGGCTTATTTGTGGATCCTGCGTCCATCGCGGTCACGAGGTTGACGGCCGCTTCGGTGTGGAAAGGACATGCTACGTCAACCCCGGGCAGGCTCCGCAAGGGATTTGGAAAGCATGGAAAGCCGGAAACTATGCGCCCTTGCGTAGTCTCGAATGCTTCGTTGGTAGGAAAGTCCGTTTCGGAGCCTATGGTGATCCAATCCACATTCCATTATCCCTCGCCCTTTCCATCGCTGGCGTTTCAAGCGGTCACACTGGCTACACCCATCAATGGCGCAAGCCATCGCTTCAAGGATGGAAAACCCTTTTGATGGCCAGTGTGGACAGCATCGCGCAACTGGTCATCGCTCGGTCAATGGGCTGGTCAACCTTTCGCGTTGGCTCCGAGGCTAGTGTCGGCGAGTCCCTTTGCGCCAGCGATCGCGATGGAACCCCATGCGCCGTGTGCCTGCTGTGTGCGGGTGCTCGCGGGGGTTTAGAGTCTGTCCACATTCCACCACACGGAAAGGGTGCCACGCATTTTCTCGAAGCCTGAATTTTCCGGTCAGCCCATGCGAAAGCGTGGGTTGCACGGGCAATTGATGCCCTCACAAACCACATGAAAACCATTGTAACAGAGTATACCTTCGTCGATTCCTTCCGTGCCCACGGGCGCGAGAATCAATTCTCTTACCCCGCCCTGCGGGCTTTATTCGAGTATTTCGAGGCGTTTGAAGACGACACGGGCGAAGAATTGGAATTGGATCCGATCGCGATTTGCTGCGAGTGGCAAGAATTCGAGACCGCCCTTTCCGGTGCCAAGGCTTTCGGCTATCTCGAGGGTGTGGATTCCAAGGATGAGACCCCGCTCGAGTGGCTCGAGAACCGGACGCAGGCTTTGGAATTTACAGGCGGCATCGTTGTTCGGGTGTTTTAATCCCATGAAAACCAAAGTTAACCCCTACCTGATCACAGCCACCGAAGCCTTGGAAAACGAAGGGTTCACACCCGACACCCTCGAGGACTTCACCCGCCAAGCCATGTGGGAAGCCACATCGCCCGCATGTTGCACCGAAGGGTGTATCGTTGAACCCGACGGGGCCTGTAGTCACGGGTGCCCGTCCATTCTCATCGCCCTAGGACTCATCTAGTGAAGCCCTTGTTGCGCGTCCTAGGGTATCTTGCCCTCTGCCTGCTTTTCACTTTGCTGTTAGTCCTTTCCGCCCTCGCTGGCAACGGTAAGTAAACCCAAGCCCCCGCCAAGCCCCTTGGAAGCCCCAAGGGGCTCTTTCTTTGCCCCGGTGCCCCGATAGTCCGCTTGCCGCCTTCCTTCCTTCCTAGGCCCGCTTGCCGCTTGTCTCATGAGTAGGCCATCCAGCCCCCTAGTGTGTCGGTTCCCTTGGATCGGTTCCTAGTGTGTGGGTTCCCTCCTTCCTTTGCCCATAGTCCCGGTTCCGGATTTGACACTAGG